CGCCCCGCCGCCCTGTGTAGCGTCAGCAGTGCCGCCGTTCATTAATACGCTGGCCTTTGTGCCTGTGCTCTTGTCGATATACGTTCCAGCCCGCACGTCAACCGCTCCTGATACGGCAGCGGCCAAGAGGCTCGTAACACTGCCGCCGTCTACTTCGATATTGGCAATGGAGTTCTCGTGCTCTGTCGTTCCGCCTGTTGATTCGAGTAACGGCACAACGGATGCCGAGCCGATGCCCACGCGGAGCGAACTACCACGCGGGCGCACAGCAGTTGTGCAGGTGAATGGCATTCCAGGCAGAACACCCAGGCCAACAGAGCCGGCACGAAGATCCGCAATGGTGACAGCCGTTCCCGACAGATATAGCCCGAAGTAGTCCGAAGCTACGGAAGCCGTGCCTCGCACTTCGGCGACGATAGCCGAATCAGCCAGGTCGAAATACGCGGACGTTTGCCCGCCGCCATCAAAGACAAAGCCGGTGCATTTAATGCGAATCGGACTGGTAGCCGAGCCGAGAACGCGATTAGCGACAGACCTTTCAACGGTCACGCGGGCGAGCGTTGTACCTGAGTAATCCACGTTGCTGCTGATTGCACCAGCGGCCTTGGGAATGATAACGCTCTCGCCAGTCTGCGGCACTTGATTGAACTTGACGTAGCCAGCAACCTTTGTGTCCGGGTCTGTGTCGTCAGCCAGTCGCACGTAGATTGTGCTATACCCGAGCGAGTCATTGTCACCGTAGCCCCACTGGCCAGCGGTCAAGGAGGCAACCGTTCCTTTAGTGGCAGCAGAGCCATTGATATACACGCCGCCTGACGTTGGCGGACTGGCAACGAATCCAGCGGTGGCATTCGCGGCGGTGCGAACGTAGTATTCGCCCGTCCCGCCGATTCCGGCTGTCCAGCTAAACGCAGGCGTGCGAATGTTATCTTGCTGCCAATTGGTAACGAGCGTGAGATCGCCGGTCGTGCCGAGCCATTCCTTCGGATTTACAAACGCCACGATTCACCCCTAGCCCATAGGCTTGACCACTGGAGCCGTGATAATTTCCGTTTCCGAATCGTCCCCACGGAGTGCGTCGATCACATCGAACAGCACTAGCAAATCTTCGCGGCTATTGGCCACGATTGCAGTTGGGGCGGCGGTAATACTGTCGCGAAGTTCTTTGACCTTCTGCTCTTGTTCTGGCGAAACCATAATTCAAAATCCTTAGATGGCGACGACGGTCGGATTGATAATGGCCGCCGATTCGATAAAGAGGGCGGGCTTCAAAGTGATGTCCCACGTCATGCCCTCTTCAAGAGGCTGGCTGCCGTTCATCGCTTCCAAAATCATGTAGGCTTTCAGGCCGATAGCGCCCGTGGTCGCGATGGCCTGATCCATAAATGCGAACTGCTTCGGCGTCCGGCCGCTGACGATGGCCAGCAGTGCGGCCCGCACGGTATTCGTCCCGAGCGTGTGCAGGAGCGTGAACGTCGCACCCGTGTTAATCAGGCCAGGCAGGTTGGCCATATTGATTGAGGCCCGCGACTTGATCGGCACAGCCGTTGTGCCGTACTCAAACGACACATCAATTGCGTCGGTGATTTCCACCCACGTCGGCGAAGCATTCGTGCCGCTGTTGTAATACGTCTTGCAGTCGAGACCGACCTGGGCAAGTGTGGCCATGATTTATCTCCAGCCTCGAAAGGTGAGTAGGATCGTTGCAACAATCATCCGATGGGTTTGCAGCTTGTCTTCAGCAAACTGCATTTCCACTGGCGAAACCAATTTTTCATCCCGTCCGGTCAGCGTTCTCGTCTGCAAGGTTGTTGAGTCGTCGCGTTCCCAATAGTCCGCGATCTTCTCAGCAACCAGCAGTAGTTCTTCAGCAATCAGCGAATCGTCTTTGTTGATATGCTGTCGAACGCAAATCTCTATCGTGTAATCGTGCTGCGTTTTCTTGCGTGCGGCGAAGGACCGAACATCCGCCCGCGGTCGCGTCGAGACGCATAACGATTTAAGGTCTTCCAGTTCATACCGCGGGAGCATTGCGTGTTTCGCGACAAACGAGAACCCGCCAATCAGTTGGGCCATTGACGCGCTCGTCAGTTGGTCCGCCACTGCTTTGCTGATCTCGATTGATTCGCAAGTGCTCACTCGGTATATCGCTTCGTATGTATGCGGTAAATCTTTTGGTGGTTGTCGCTCCAGCGCCAGCAGTCTTCGCCGTCTGCCGCCAGAACTTCGTACACTTCGCTACCCACTTCAATCTTGTCGCCGCGGAGTGGTTCGCCGAGCGTCAATACCGAAGCCGGTATCAACCAGTCTTGATCGTTCCAACTCAGGATGCCCGTGAGCTGATCGACTTGCCGCCCTGACGTGCCGAGCGTAACAGCGATGCCGGTCAAGGCAGTCCCGCCACGACGGTAGGTAGCCGTCGTGGCGTGATAGTCTTGATGCTTTCGCGCCATCCAAGCAGCAGCGGTAGCAAGCCGATCTGCCATTACGCATTCCCGTGGAACGGAGCGTGGTGAACCTTGCAGTTCGAGTTAGCGCCGCCGCCGCCGCTCGCCACGATCCAACCAAAGACCGCGTTGTTCGTGCTCACGCTCGTCACCTTGCGGGTGTTGTTGGTGATGTCCCAATACACCTTCGCGCCGGTCGCTGCGTTGTTCAGGTTCACCATGTCGTAAACACCACCACCAACCGCAGCAGCACCGAGCGTGCTATTGACGATGGGGTGGTGAACCACAGCAGCTACAGCACCCGTGCCGCTAGTGTTCGCCGTCACGCTGCCGAGAACCACGACCGTACCTTCGGCGACGTTGCCGCTGGCGGGCGTGTAGTCCACCATGACCGGATCGCCGTGGCGAAATGTTGCATCAGCCATTTTCAAGTCTCCATTAAAATGCCGGCAGGCCGAACGACCGCCAACGTGTCAGTTACCGAAAGAACCTCGCCGCATTCGCGGGCAGCCTGCTCCACACCTGGATGAGAAGGATGCTTAAAATCGTGAAAGGCAATCAATCCATCGGGAGCGAGCACCGATAACGCCTTCTCTATGTCCGCCTTGACTGGCTCGTAATCGTGATTTGCATCAATGAACACGAGGTCATACTCAGGCAGCGGGAACGGCTCGTCTGGATTGCAGATAACAACCTTGTCGCTGAGTCCGTGCCGCTCGATATTGCGAGTGAACGCCGGCAGTGTGTTCTGTGGCTGTGGAGTGCCGCGGCCATCGAAGTAATCGCAGGCCGTAACGTGCTCCGCAGTGCGGCCCAGCATCACGGTGGACAGTCCGCAGTAGCTACCGATTTCCAGCACACGCTTTCCAGCCGCCAGCCGGGAAAGCTCTGCGCCTTCGTCTGGTGTCAGCCAGCCTTCGATATCGCAGGGAAAGGCGTTTGGTACTGGGCTGATATTGCGTTCCCGCATCGGCGATTCGTGGTCGAACGCTTCGGAACCCCAGGGGTGAGTATTGAGGTATTCCATCTCACCTTGATGCTTGACTTGCACCTTGCGAGTGCAGCCGATCTTCAAGCCGAGGTCATTCAACTGGCGAGAGAAAAACCAGTCTTCTGATTCCACTTGTGGGCGATAGCGATTCTGCGGACGGTCAAAAACTATCCGGTCGTTGATTTCAAAGTGGACTTGCTTGCACCACTCTTGACTCCACTTCGCCACCCAGCAGCCGGTATTGAGCAGCAGGTCTACGCCGCCCAGATCCGCCCCCGTGAACGTCTCGGGAAGTTCAAAAATGTCCCGCATGGTCAACCGGCATTCGACTTCCCAGTTGTCGCCTGGGTGGTGAATGGCAATTGAGGTCATGCCGCGGGTGTCTTTGATAGGAACAGCCACGCCGAGCACGTCAAGTCTATTCGCCTCTAGCTCGTTAATCAGTTTGTCTAGCCAATAATCTTCGGCTCCGATATCATCATGCAACATCGCGAAGTAGTCGAGGCGTTCGCCCGCGTGAACCATGTTCAGCGCCCGACACCACAACTGATTGAAGTTGCAGGCCAGCAGTGAACCGGACGTGTATTCGCGAATCACGTTCTCGTTATCACGCGAGGCAAGCCACAACGAACGCCCTGCGGCGGCTGTTTGCTTACCATAGCCAGGCATCCCCAGAAGGACGCGGCGTCGATTTGTCGTCATGTCGCCCCCTTCTTATTTTGCTGGTGCAGTGATCTCGGGTTTCTTCGCTTCGCCTTTGACGTTCACGGCTTCGACAACCGCTTTATATTTCCCGCTGAGCACGTCGAATGCTTTGCTGGGAATATCAACAACGCTGCCGATCTTGCAGTCAGCGGCCTTCAATTCGATTCCGTGCTTGTCTTTCAAAGCGCGAATGTCGAGAAGTCCAAGGTTTTGTAGAAAGCGAACTTGCATGATTCAAAACTCCAAGCCAAGGTGAAATGAACCGCACGCCGGGGTTCACCTTGGCAGGAGAACGCCCGGACGTGCGGAGGATTGTTATTAGGAAGCTCCGCCGTCAGCGTGAACGCCGGCGCGATACTCTTGGAGATTCACGCCCACATCGCAATAGCCACGCATCTGAATTCCGAGCGTGTTGAAGTCCGCGTCGGCGGTATCAACCTGCGGTTCAACGCGACCGTTGAGGGCAGCGATTTCGATGACAGCCATATCGCTTGGGTTCGCGAGCATCCAGTAGGCGGTGGACGTGTAACCCGTGTAGCTGCTGTTGCTGATATACGGGCTGGATTCCACACGGAACCGACCAGTGAACGGGTTACCATCGCCACCCGATGCCGCCAGCGTAGATACAGACGATCCATTCAAGGTGGATTCAACCAGAATCTTCGTCTTGTTCTTCAGCGCCGTTGGAACCAACAGAATCGCAGGCTGCAAGCCGAGCGGCGTGCCATCTGGATTGGTCTGATTCATGAAGATGGTTTCGGTCGCATCCAACCCACCCACCGTCATATCAGCAACAGCCGTGTTGATATTGTTATTGCCGGAGGCGAAGAACGATGCACCAACCGCACCGAGGAACTCAGTCCAAAAGATATGGTTCAGGAGCTTAATAGCCCCGTTGCCGAGCTTCCGAGGAACACTAGTCAACGCGCCGGTGTCATCATTGATGATGTCTTTGCGAGTGATGGCGAGCATCCGTGCATACGTGTCCGCCTGGTTGGTGTAGGTGATTTCGTCAAGCGTGCCGTGCTTGATTTCACCATCGGGGCCAAGCTGGTCATACCGCACCGAATCCGTCAGGCTGACCGTCGTGGTCTGCTGGAAGTTCCGCACGTTGCGGATCGAGGCGATACGCAAGCATGTTTGATCGACAGCGTTCCAGCCGTCCATCATGAACTTATTCGCCGTCGCGCTGACGATGGTTGCAATGTCAATGACCGAATAGCCGCTGGCGTGGATCGGACGCATTCCGTTGCCGTTCATGCGAAAGGCAGCCCGTTGCATGTCAAGATTCACTTGACCTACCGATCCGTTGTATCCATTCGCACGGGCGCACTCATGGTAGAGCTGCCCAAGGCTGATACCGTTCGGGAAGCGGTCGTGAGCGGCCTGCAATTCCTGGTCGGTGAATTGCTTGTCAAGGTTCGACAGCCGGCCCGTTTCGCACAGAGCAGCCTGCAAAACGCGGTTGGTCAAGCCATTGTCGGCCCGCGGTCGCGAAATCGTGTGGCCAAGCGGGACGCTCGATTCATAAAGCTCGTTGCGAAACTCTTGAACCGACATCTTCGCTTCGATGGCGTGATCGGCCGCTTGTTCGATGCCAGCGATCCATTCGAGATCATTCTCACGCTTGTCGGCCCATTGGCCAGCAATGTCGCGAATGTCTTTCTGCCGCTTGGCTTCGATCTTGCGAGCCTCGAACGGATTGGAAGAGGCATCGACCTTCGGAGCTTTCTTGCCGTTGATTCCGGAAAAGTTGGCTTCGATGGTGGCAATTGCTTCTGGCGTGGCGTTGTCAACATCGACACCCATGCTTTCAGCCCAGGCTTTGATTTCCGCTTTCATAACAGTCCCTTTCTTAGAAGCGGCAATCGCCGCAATAGTTGCTGACGTGTTGTCGTCAGCACCGTGGCTAACGAACGCGAAACCCTTAAGAACGCCCTTGCGGGTCACATAAAGAGGGCCGGTAAACTCCTGCCCGTTGACAGTGATTGCCTTACCGGCCTTCACTGTTTCGATTTGCTTGGGGTTAACTTCCAAGCTGCTCTGCCATTGGTAGCCTTCAGCGGCACTACCAACTACTTCGTCGCGTGCCGCGGTCTTTGCAGTCGCAGTCCCGCTGGCTACTAATGTTTTGCCGTCGTTGGCAACTGCGAAATTGCCGACACGCTGCGAAGGGTTGTGGTCAAGGTTTGCTACCAAAACCTTTCCCTCTTCGAGTCCAGCCAGGTCTACAACCACCGGCAGGTCATAACCGTTGATTTCCAGAGCACCGCCCGTATAGAACGTGCTGGTAAACCGGGCCGGTCCCTTAGCGTCTTCTGCGGCGGTGACTTGCACTGGCGCAGACATAGCAATAATTGGCTTAGTTGCCATTTACATGCACTCCGTTCTTGTGGCCGTTTAGACCGCCGCGTGCGAATGCTGGTGCGGGCTCGTCGCCTGGCTGCGGAGTCGGGATAGAAGGCCCAAGCCCATCCGGCCCAGGAATGGACAAGTTCGCGCCAAGCTCACGATTGAGGATTTCGCGGGCTTCGTTTGAGTCGATAACGCGACCAACACCGAGGTAAATCTTTTGAATGGCTTCCACTAGGTCGCGTTGCTTTTGTGCGCCAGGATTTGCCATGCCGACAATCTGCGCCGCGTAAGGAATCAAGTGCTGCGGCATGTTGCGAAGCATGTTGATTTGCCGCTGCTGATCTACGTCGATGCCGTTCGCTGCAGCCTCTTTGGCGAGGTCATCTTCGTAGTCTTCGCCGTTGGCAGTCTTGATAGAAACGAGCGATGCCTC